TAACAAACCTTTAAGGTCAAAGTTCTTGCGATCTTCTGAGGTCATTTTTTTATTTGACCAGGCCTCCAAGTCTTGACGCAATCTAGCTTGGTCACCAAGACTAACTGTATAACGCTTAGACACGATTAAAGGTTTACCGTCATCTGTCTTTAGCGGCAATCCTGCATCATCGTCACCGTGCAATTCCCAAGTCAATACGACCTTGTGCATAATCTTGGTTTCGCCAGCCCATTCAGTAGCTTGGTGTCCCAAGTCAATGACAGAGTACAAACGAGCCATGTGTAACCCAGCCGGGGCTATTTTAAATTCTTTACTGTTATCGCTAATAATCATTTTGTTGCTCCAAAAATATTTGAAAAGTCATTAATAACATCACGCAATACTGGGTTTACATGGTTGTTACGGATTGGGGTAGGAAGTCCACACGCATAGCGTAGGTCACCTATTTCTTGTGCTGTAATAAATACCCCATCTTCGAGGTCTTTAAAGATGCGTTCCAAATGTTGTTGGAAGCTGTGAAAGTCTTGATCTTGCTCACTCATACGAGTTCTCCTTAATTAACACGGCATATACCGTGCTTAGATATTAAGCCAACTTAAAACATAAAGCAACACTTTATTTGCAAATTGTTGTAAAAATGTTAAGATAGCTTATGGAAAAAATATCATCTACCGCAATGATCCGTTTACTGGGTGGTTGTACAAGGGTATCAAAATTAGTCAATGTGTCCGTCCCAGCCGTATCTATGTGGCAAAACGGGGATATACCTTACGATAAGCTGGTGATCTTAGCCGCGACATTAGAAAAAGAATCGCATGGTTTGGTAACCAGGAAAAACTTGTTTCCTAACAATTACAAGTTGATATGGCCTGAGTTGGAATAGTGTACAATTTAATTATTGAGGACTAGAACACTCGATAACATAGGGTTTTAGAGGTGACTTTGTGGGTTTAGGAAATGAGATAAGAGGCATTTCCCAAGCCGTTCTAGCATAAAGCCACCCCTAAAGCCCTTTTTTATTGTCAGTCCCATTCGTACTCCAAACGATATAAAGCACTTAAATGGGTGGCGTGGAATAGAACATGGGCTGGTTTACACCTGACAGCAAGCCCCGTAGCCTTGAGTGGGGACTACACAAGATACAAGGACAATGGTGATAGACAACCTTGTAATCGAATGAACACTACCTTTGGGAGCATTAGTTCAAGTACAACTTCTTGAATGGATGAAGGCTTATCACCTTTGGGCAACCTATGGCAAAAAAACAACACTAAGGGAAAACACCTATAAATAAATTAAGAACATTAAGACAACTTAACATATACTTTCTACATGGAAAACTTAATGTTAATTTTTTCTGTAGGAATATTTGCCATACTTGGTGCGGTGATGTTCTTTTTATTCATAATTCTTTATTGGGTGAAAACATGACTTGGAACTTACGATTAGTAAACATGAGTAGTCCATATGAGGATTACTTTGAGATTCGCGAAGTGTATTACGACACAATGGGTAAACCTATTGGTCACGGTAACGCGGCTATTGGTGGCGAAGATAGGTTAGAAGTTGACCGTTACATTCAAATGGCTAAAGAAGCACTTGATAAGCCAATCTTAAAGTTTGCTGACGCTGAAAGATCAAACAAAACTCAGATGCTAGAAGATGAATGTGCGGCACTAAGAAAGCAGATTAATGAACTTCTCTGAATTTTATAGTTTATATCCCCGTAAACAGGGGCGTAGGGCGGCAGAGAAATCTTGGGCCAGGCTAACCCATAATGAACAGGAAGATGCGTTCAACGCCCTTTCTAATCATATTGAATATTGGAAGCTGAAGCAGACCGAAAAGGATTACATCCCCCATCCAGCAACTTGGCTTAATCAAGGTCGCTGGGAAGATGAATTGGACATGGAAGTCAAAAAGGTTAAAAAGCCTGAATTGCCGTGGTATTCCAGCGAAGAACTTACTAAAGCAAAAGCCCAAGAAGTCGGTTGTCAGGCTTACGCTGGTGAGGGTTGGCAACAATGGCGAGCAAGAATTTCACAGAAGATAAAACAATTAGAGGAACAACTTTGAACTATTTATCTGTATGTTCGGGGATTGAAGCCGCTACTGTTGCATGGCATCACATGGAATGGAAGCCAGTAGGCTTTAGCGAAATTGAGAAATTTCCTAGCCAAGTGCTTGCACACCACTATCCACAAGTTACCAACTTTGGTGACATGACTAAATATAAAGAATGGAAATTAGATGACTCAATTGGACTTTTGGTCGGAGGAACTCCCTGCCAATCATTTAGCGTTGCAGGCTTACGCAAAGGACTTGAAGACCCCCGTGGAAACCTTGCCCTTACCTATGTTGGAATTCTTGACAAGTTTAGACCCAAGTGGTGCATTTGGGAAAATGTCCCAGGTGTCCTCAGTAGTGGAAATGGACGGGACTTTGGTGCCTTCCTCGGGGCGTTGGGCGAACTCGGGTATGGGTGGGCCTACAGGGTGCTTGATGCTCAAAACTTCGGAGTCGCACAAAGACGCAGAAGAGTGTTTGTTGTCGGATGTCTTGGAGGTTGGGAATCTGCCGCAAAAGTATTATTTGAGTCCGAAAGCCTGCGAGGGGATACTAAGAAGGGCAAAAGCAAGGGGAAAGACATTACCGGATATGTTAAAAGTGGCTTTGGACAATACCGCCAAAATGCAATAGCTGGCACATTAAGGGCAAGTGGCGGTGATCTTTCTGGTGGTAGTGAAACTTTTGTAACAAATAATACTGTTGGCACTTTATTGGCAAGAGATTACAAAGGATTAGGTTCTTTTGACCATGACAAAATGATTGTTGAACCAATACCAATTCATGCACAAGCCACACAATATAAAGGTGGTGGTGAAAATAGAAATAATGATGGCAAAGGTAATGGTTTAGGCATTGGTAAATCAGGTGACCCAATGAATACTTTAACTACAAATAATGTCCATGCGGTTGCTTATGAAAATCATCCGTCTGATAGCAGGGTTAAAGAAATTAATATAAGCCCTACAGTCAAGGCTAGATGGGGATCGGGCGGTGGAAATGTGCCTTATGTGCAAGCATTTGATTCATACAATTTAAGCGTTTCAGATGTCAACCAAACTATAAAAAGCCCTCAAGGTGGGACTCTTGAAAGTATTGGTGGTGTGGTACAAAAAATAGCTTGTATAGGTGGACAGCATCCTAATGCCGCGATTGGACAAGAGGTATGTCCAACATTGACAAACGCGATGGGGGCTGGTGGTGGTCATGTACCAATTATAGGTAACATGGCAGTACGCAGGCTTACAGAAGTTGAATGTGAGCGACTACAAGGATTTCCTGATAATTACACCAATATTCGCGAAAATTGTCCTAGTGGAGCAAGATACAAGGCTTTAGGCAACTCAATGGCAGTTCCAGTAATGCGTTGGATTGGAGAAAGAATAAATCAATTTGAAGAACAACTCTGACGATTACCTAGCTTGGTGGTATATAGGTGTAGCTAAAAAAAGAGGATGGCCTAAGGTTGTAAGACTTTTAAAGCAATATCCAAAAAAAGAAGAACGCATTAAACAATTGATAAAAAAGAAACTAGGAAAATGAGAGATATAGACCCCAACAAATGTATAGACTTTATATTAGAAAACGCTGGTAAATATGCACAGGCAAAAGGTGAACTTGCACAACTTGAAGCGTATAAGAGTTCGCTCAAGGCTATTAAAATGGCACAAACTGCTGAACAATCTCTCGGGGCTCAGGAGCGTGAGGCTTATCGAAGCCAAGATTACCAAGATTTATGTAAGGCGATTGGAGCGGCTACGGAAAACGCAGAAAAGCTAAAGTGGGAACTAGAAGCCGCAAGACTTAGACACGCTACTTGGCAGACTTTAGAAGTATCTAACCGCACACAAGATAGAATATTAAAATGAGCAAATTAAAATTAACTGAAGAATTCTTAATCCTAAAATTATTTTGCAAGATGTATGAAGATGCCATGCAACGCAAAGACTACACCCAAATGCTTGAATTAAGCGTTGACATTGCTGAAAGTGCTGAACAACTTGAACAGCAGACCGTAGATTTTATTAATGGTCACTAAACTTGAGAAAGAAAAGTATCGCAAAATTAGTGAACTGGGATGCTCATTATGTAGGCATCAAGGCAATGAGGGAACACCAGCAGAACTGCATCACATTAGACGAGGTAATATCCCTCGCACTCAAGCACCCGTCATTCCGTTGTGCGTCTATCACCATCGAGGATCAAATACCAGTATTCACGGAATGGGTCGAAAACGCTTTGAAAGGGAGTACGCTATCACGGAAGAAGAACTCCTTGAAAAAACATTGGAGCTAATAAACGATGCTTAAATTACCCAATGTAACCCTTGTTATGGTTGAAACCCGTTGCCATGAATTAGCAAGATTAGCCATTGAAGATTCAATAAAAGAAATAGATTTTGGTGAAATTCTTATTTGTTCAGACATTGAAATAAATGTTAGCAAAGCAAGTAGGTGGGTGAAAGTACCTGATTTTGATAGTTACAATGGCTATGGCTTGTACTCCATCAATGAAATGCCAAAACTAATTCAAACCGAATACGCATTGTTGATTCAATTTGATTCTTGGGTTTTGGATGTAGAAATGTGGACAGACGAATATTTAAAATACGATTATATTGGCCCACCGTGGTGGCATAAAGACGGTAAAAATGTGGGATGTGGTGGTTTTTCTTTGGCAAGCACTAAATTCTTAAATTTTATTGCCGAAAATATAGATAAATACACA